TGGCAAAGATGATCAACCCCAACGGTGTGCCACGCTTCTTCGGGGCGTTCCGTGATCAGGTCATGCAGAAGATCACGCAGTTCAAGTGGGTGCCGAAAGTCTCATCAGAACGCACAGTGCATGAGGCGCTGCAACCCGCTATCCGATTCACCAAAGAAGAATGCTTGGACCTACCCGACATGACATACGTGATGCGAGATGTACCACTGAGTACGCAACAAGCTAGGTTCTACGAGACGCTTCGCAAGCACATGCTGGCTACGGCTGCGGGTGAGGACATCACAACGGTCAACGCAGCGGCTAACCTCAACAAGCTGCTGCAACTGTCGTGCGGTGCGGTCTACTCCGATAGTGGGGAAGTCGTAGCGTTCGATGCAAAGAACCGCATGAGTGCCCTGCTCGAAGTGATTGAAGAAGCAAGCCACAAAGTGATTGTGTTTGCACCGTTCCGTCACGCCATTGAGATCGTTGCAGAAGAACTCAAGGCCAATAGCATCACCTGCGAAGTGATCCACGGTGGCATATCAGCTACCAAGCGCACAGAAGTGTTCGCTCGGTTCCAAACAGAACCCAACCCACAGGTACTAGTCATTCAACCTCAAGCTGCTGCGCACGGAGTCACGCTGCATGCAGCTAACGTGGTGGTGTGGTGGGGACCGATCACGTCTACAGAAACGTATCTACAGGCGAACGCACGGGTGCATAGAGCTGGTCAACATAACCCCTGCACGGTCGTGCATCTGCAAGGCAGTCCCGTTGAGCGGCGCATCTACAAGATGCTGTCTGAGAAGGTGGACATCCACACGCGCTTGATCGACCTCTACAAAAATGAAACAGAAGGGGGTTGACAATGTAAACAAAGACACTATAATAGTAGTACCTTTTACAAACGAAGGAGCTGAGTGCAATGAGCGATGATCCAACAGTCGAGCAGCTAACGAAGGTGTACGTCAAGATCAGAGACAGACGCCGCGACTTGGCTAAGCAAGACGAAGAACTCAAAGAACAACTAGACACGGTGGCGAATCAGTTGCTTGAGATTTGCAAGCAGCAAGGTGCAGCTACCATCCGTACCGATCACGGCACGGTGTCACGACGAATCACCAAGAACTACTGGACTAGTGACTGGGATTCGTTCTACAAATTCATCAAAGAGCGCGATGCGTTTGCGTTGCTGCAACAGCGTATCAACAGCAGCAACATGGCGCAGTTCCTTGAAGAAAACCCCGACCTACATCCTCCGGGTCTCAATGCGGATGTGAATCAAACCGTTGTTATCCTCAAACGATAAGGAGTGCATTATGAGTAACGAACTTTCAGTGCTGGACATTGGCCTTCCGTCTTACCTCAAAGAGATCGAGCTTGATGCAGCAACCAAAGCCCTGATGGGTAGCGGTGGCGGCGGCAGTCTCAAGCGTATCTCCATCAAAGGCGGCGTGTGGCGCATGATGGTCAACGGCAAAGAGATTGCCAAGAACGAAGAGCGTTCTATGAACGTAGTGGTTGTTGCCGCTGCGCCCAAGGTGTCGCGCACCTTCTACCTCAAGCAGTACACCGAGGGTAGTGATGTCACGTCGCCCGACTGCTGGTCTGCCGACGGCGAAGTGCCTGATGAGAAAGCTGCCATCCCGCAAGCCAAGCGGTGTATGGACTGCCCGCAGAACATCAAGGGGTCGGGCCAAGGCGATAGCCGTGCTTGCCGTTACTCGCAGCGGTTAGCCGTGGTGTTGGCTAACGACATCAAGGGAGATGTTTTCCAGTTGACGCTCCCCGCTGCGTCGGTCTTTGGTGAAGGTGCCCCCGGCAAATGGCCCCTGCAAACTTATGCCAAGATGATCGGTGGTAAGGGCATCCCCATCACGGCGGTTGTTACCGAGATGCGGTTCGATACGGATAGCGCCACGCCCAAGCTGACGTTCAAGCCCGTGAAGGTGTTGGGTAGTGACGAGCACGAGATTGTGATTGCGCAGGGCAACACCGATGCTGCCAAGAAAGCCATTACCATGACGGTAGCGGAAGTCGATGGCGCAAAGGTCAAGCCCGCACCGCAGATCACTTCGACGTGGACTAACACCGAGGATGGTGGAGTGCGGGAGACACGTTCGTTTGCCACGCCCAAAGCTGCGGAACCCGCACCGGAACCGACAGAGCCGACCAAGCGCGTAGCCAAGAAAGAGGAACCCGCTGAGAAGCGCGACCTGTCTAAAATCCTCGCTGCGTGGGATGATGAGTGATGGGTATCGGCTACTCAACTCTGACTGCGCAAGAGATCAACGAAGCTAACCATGCTCTGCTTGGTGTGAAGCTAGGTAGGATTTGTGTAGCTAAAGGCATTCCTGTAAAAGACGTAGCCGAGTTTTTTAGTGTGAGTCGTGTGACCGTGTACGCATGGTTTCGCGGCAAAGCGGTTGTGTCTGGCAAGCATGCAGATCGTATGCAGCAGTTGATAGACAAACTATCGTGAAGGTTTGAGTGGGCTAGGGTCGCGCCCGAAAAGGATGTTCGCCGTCGCATCCCTGCCTCACTCAATTTCAATCGACGGCATCCGAGGACGGCTAATGATTTCGAGAAATGCGTTTCTCGCGCTTGTGCTTCCCCAATTGAGCCAAGGCGAGCACTACTGCACATTCGGAATCAAGATCGTAAATGACAAAGAACAAATACAGCAACGCTTTGTGACCAGCATCGAAGAGATCAGCACGACGGCTGACTCCTTGACGCAAGAAAAGTTCAACGTGTTCTATGCGATGGCGAAGTACGGCGATCCAAAAAACGGACGCACGGCAACCAACGCACTGTTCTTAAAGTCTTTCTTCATTGATCTTGATTGTGGACCCGGCAAACCTTTCACGGATCTAGGTGATGGGCTGCAAGCCCTAAAAAGTTTTTGCAAGGCTACCAAGCTGCCGCGCCCGACCATCGTCAAATCTGGTCTTGGTGCGCATGTGTACTGGGTAATGGATAAAGAGTTGCCACGAGTCGAGTGGCGCAAGTACGCCGAGCGACTCAAAGAGCTGTGCGTCGAGCACAAGTTCGACGTTGACCCTGCGGTTACTGGCGAAGCGGCACGTGTGTTGCGTGTACCTGAGACGCTGCATCTCAAAGACCCGACCAACCCGATCATGGTCGAGGTGCTGTCAGTTGCGCCAACGATGTCGTTTGAGCAGGTGCAGGATTTACTTCAGCCGACTGAAGATGTGCTTGCGGTTCTGGACAAGGCCGAGTTCCGTCGCCCGATGGATGCGGTGACGCTTGCTTTGATTGGTAGCTCGCAAGCTAGGTTCAGAACGATCTTGATCAAGTCCGTGGAAGGCACGGGCTGCAAACAGATTGCGTATATCTTCGACAATCAAGACACACTGGAAGAACCGTTGTGGAGAGCGGGGCTTAGCATCGCGCAGCAATGTGTAGACCGCGACAAAGCCATCCATGCCATATCTAGTCAGCACCCTGAGTACAGCCACAGCATCACAGAGAAGAAAGCAAACGAGACCAAAGGCCCGTATACCTGCGAGACGTTCAAGAAGCTGAACCCATCAGGCTGCGAAGGCTGCGAACTCAAGATCACGTCACCGATCCAGATTGGCAAAGAGATTGTCGAAGCAGAAGAAGCCGACAACGTAGTCACTGATCTTGAGCCTGAGACCAAAGAGTCCAAGACGTATGTGATACCCAAGTTCCCGTTCCCGTTCTTCCGTGGCAAAGGTGGCGGCGTCTATCACCACACGAAAGACAAGGACGGCAACGACGTAGACGACATCATCTATCCGTACGACTTCTATGTTGTTAAACGCATGCAAGATCCCGATCTGGGTGAAACGCTGCTGCTACGACTGCACTTACCTAAAGATGGTGTCAGAGACTTCATCATGCCTTTGGCGAGTGTGCTGTCAAAAGAGAAGTTCATCAGCACGGTGGCTTCGTTTGGCATCACGGCATTGGGCAAGAAACAGGACTCCCTAATGTATTACGTCGCAAAGTGGGTTGAGGATTTGCAGATGAGTTCACAAGCCGAGAAAGCCCACCGGCAGTTTGGTTGGCTCGAAGATGAGTCAGGCATCATCATTGGGGACCGTGAGATCAGGGCAACCGAGACTGTGTATAGCCCACCGTCATCTCCAACGCTGCCGCACGTGCCGATGTTTCAGACTAAAGGTGACTTCCACGAGTGGCGTGATGTCATCAACATCTACGGCAGGGAAGGCATGGAGTATCGGGCGTTCGCCTTCTTCATGGGCTTTGGCACGATGCTCATGAAATTCACGGCGCTTGATGGCTTCTTGTTGAATCTGGTTAGCAAGGAATCCGGTTCAGGTAAGACCACCATCCTGCATGCCATCAACAGTATCTACGGCAGACCGAAGGAGTTGCTGCTCTCTCCGAAGGACACGTACAACGCACGGATGGGTCGCCTCGGTGTCATGCAGAGTTTCGCGGTGACGATGGACGAGATCACCAATATGCCACCCGAGCAGATGTCGCAGCAAGCGTACGACGTGACTTCAGGCCGGGGTAAGAACCGATACAAGCAGCATGAGAATGCAGAGCGCAACAACCACACCAAGTGGCAGACGGGCATGATCACATCATCCAACCGCTACCTGACTGACGCGCTGCTATCTATCAAAGGCTTTCCTGATGGCGAGCTAAAACGGATTCTGGAAGTCAACGTCAAACCTGACCCGCACGATGACGCTACTTGGGCACGTGCTCACTTCGGCAGACTGATGAACAACTACGGTCATGCCATCGAGCCGTTCGCTCAGGCACTGGTCGGGCAACTGCCAATGGTCAAAGCCAAGATGGAGGAAGTGCAGCTACGTATTGACCAAGCAGCAGGGATCAGGAACTCGGAGCGGTACTGGGCGCTCATGGCATCACTCGCGGTCACAGGCGGCACGATTGCCAAGACGCTAGGTCTGCACAACATCCCGATCAAACCGGTGTTCAACTACGCTGTGAACCTGATTACTGACACGCGCATAAGAACACGTGAGTACATGTTTGACAACGATGAGTTCTTGGGCGGCTTCTTGCAGCGCCACTTCCATGAGATTCTGGTCATCAAGGGAGAGAAGGACGCACGGAGTGGGCTGGATCACGGACCGATGCGCGAGCCACGTGGTGCCTTGACTGCACGGTACGAGCCGGATACCAAGATGCTGTATGTGGTGGTGCGCACGTTCAGGGAAGATTGCGCCAAAGTCATGAGCAACTTCGAGGAGGTCATCGCCCCCTACAAGAAGAGCAAGGCGCTGGTCGAGATCAAGAAGAAACGTATGACTACTGGCACGTTAGCGAACACGCAAGCCCCCGTCAACGCTCTCTGCTTCGACACAACTAATCTAGAGTTCTTCAACGAAAACGTACTGCTAGATGAAAATTCTGGGCCTACCACTGCTGATTGACTGGCAGAAATTTCAACCGGGTACATCGTTCTTTGTACCCTGTATTGATAGACGAACGACAGAACGATTTGTCAGGGGGGAAGCAAAACGACTGGGGCTAGAAGTAATCTGTAAACAGGTTATTGAGCGTGGCAAGTATGGATTGCGTGTGTGGAGGTGCGAGGATACAATCGGCTCGCACTCCGCTTCTTTACGAGAAGCCTTAGACCCCTGACTTCAGGGGTCTTTTTTTAATCGAAGAACTCTTCTTCGATGCGGGGCCGCAGCGTCTTGTCGAACT